CTTTCCCGTACTCGTCAATAGAGGTCGCGCACCCGTCCGTACTGTTTTCGGCCTCCTCGAGATAGCCGTTATTCTTGTCGATTTCGTCGCCGAGCTTATTTAGGTCGGCCTCGGCGTTGTTTACCTGTGTCTGCCACGAATTAACGGAGCGAGTCGCCGCGTCTTGGTAGCTCTCCGCCTCCTCGAGCTCTTTTTGATACTTTTCGAGCTCCGCCGTTAATTTCGCCTGTTCCTCGCTCGTGTCGCCCGTCTCATTCCCGAGAGACTCGAGAGCGGCCTCGCACCGCTTAATATTTTCCTGTGCGTCCTCCACCCGCTCGGCGTAGGTCGTTTGCGCCTTTTGAGCGTTCTCGAGTGCCTCTTTCAGCTTCGAGACCTTGTTCTCCTGTGCCTCGTACATGGAGGCGAGCGTTTTCCCCTTGGCCTCCAACGCGGCGTATGTATTCGCCTGTCCCGAAAACTGACTCTCTACGAGCTTTAGCTCCGACTTTAGCGTCCCGAGCTCCGAATTTATATTTTTGAGGGACGCTTTATAAGCGGCCTCGCCCTCGACCGCTAATTTCGTCGATATTGTACGGGTCGCCATTATCCGCCCTCCTCGTTTCCTTTCTTACCGTGGGCGCGGAGGTATAACTCCCATAGGTCGAATACCTCACCCGGAGGCAAAAACAACGCCTCCGTTACTGACAGCCCACACAAGGCGGCTATACGGTAGTATTCCGCCCGCTTGATGGTGTTTTTTTTTGATTGAGCTCCGCGAGCCCCTCGTCGTACTCCCCGCCGTTCTCCGCTTCGACCTCGCGCCCGTACCCGAGCGTGATAGCACGAATCACCGCGTTTTTGAGGTCTACGACCTCGAACGGACGGACAAAGAGGACGAAATCGTCCTTTTCCGGGATTTTCCCCGGCTCATAACCCAACCTCCGGCGGATAAGCTCGCCTCGCTCCGCCATAGTTGCGGCGGCGGCGCAAGCCGCCTCGAATGCCTCGCGGGTATCTGGCTCTATTTTCTCGAGCAAGAGTTTCGTCCCGCCGTAGTCGTCCCTGATTTGAAACATAGCCTCGCCGTCCATTACAAGGAAATACGGAACGCCCGAGACCGTGATTTTTGCCGCTTTCATTCGCTTTCCTCCAATCGGCAAAGCGGGAGGCGGTTTTTAAGCCGCCTCCCGTCTATTGCTGTTATGCGCTCGCTTTGCCCCCGAGCTTTTCGTCGCACCACGCGATACAAGCGGCCTCCGCGCCGTCCCCGGTAAACTCTTTCGTAATGCGCCACGCGCCGGAGTTGCACCGAAAGACGTTGAACGAGGTCGAGCTCGTGCCGAAAGTGATAGAGGAGCCCTTTGTCGAGGCGCTATCGTTCCCCATAACGGCGCTCACATAGGGATGGAAAACGCCCTTGAAGATACGCTCTCCGTTTCGGACGATGACCTTGTAATAGGTGAGCCCGCCGCGCGGCGCTACGTCCGCGTCGGAGTCCGTGACCTCGCTCGTCTCCTCGTTCAGCGTCGCGCCGTGAATCGCGGCGTGTACCTCGTTGGTCTTGTCGTCCGTCTCGAGTGCAAGAGAGCCGGAGGCGAACATATCGACCTTTTCCGCGAGGCCGTCGTCTGCGTAGAGCTCGCCGGAGGCGTTGGAAAGGGAAAGGTCGGCTTTCACCAGCTTTCCAACGGTAACGGCTTTCTCGTAATTGTAGGTCGGGAGAGCGCCCTCCGGCGTGGTCGCCACGGGCGCGAATCTCGGCCTTTTCGCTCCAAACTGAGCCATATTGATTTACCTCCTCATAGGTTTTTTGATTTGAGAAATCGGTCGTACACGTCCGCCGCCGCGTTTGCGGCCTCCTCCGCCTTTTTCTCGTTTGCTGTTCTGATAAACGGTCGCCCCGGCTGTCCGTTCTTTCCGAACTCGTTCACAAATGCGACCTCCGCCGCCTGTCGGCGGTTTCCGTGTTTGCGCGTGCCTTTCGGATAGACGTAAAGGGCTTTCCCGTCCGATGTGGCCTTGAGCGTCTTGTCGTATGTGACGCTTTGCGCCGTCTCGCCTGTGCTATAATCGCCCGCGAGCATGGAGCGCGCCTCCGCCTCTTGCGCCGCCGCGATAACCTCGGCCTCCGCCGTCAGCATTTCGAGGATAGTTGCGTCCGGGATTTCGGCTATCGCCCCCATATCGCCCAAAAGCTCCTCGAGCCCGCTCGTCGAAATCTGCGCCATTATTCCACCCCCGCCGCGTCCTCGCACTCGAAAATGTAGTGTTGCCCGGTCGCGTCTGAGGCTGGCGTTACGCTCGGGCGCGTGAATCCGGCGGCGACAATGCGCCGGGAGATTTCCCGCCGGAGCGCGACCGTGTTTTTCTCATGCGGCGCGTACAAATGCACGCTCACGAGTACGCGGTAATGCCCCGCGTCGTCGTCGGCGTAGTCGTCCGGGATTTCGGTATAGGTGAAAACGATGTACTCCGCGTTCGTCCCCTTGTAGGTGTTCGCGGCGGCTTTGTCGCGGAGGAGGCCGTCGAAAGCCTCGACCAATCTCGCGTCGATGCTCATTCCGTGACCTCCCTAAATTCCGAGCAATTAAGCTCGTACATTTCCCGAGCCTCCGTATATGCCCGCTCCACCTTGTACCGCTTTCCGTTCCAGACGAGCCGCTCTTGACCTGTATAGTCGGCGGCGCGTAGCTTTACCGTGATTGCGATTGTCACCCCGATTTGTTTCGCGGCGTAGAACTCCGAGCGTTTCGCCGATTGAACGTCCGCGAAAACGTCCGTCGCCTCGACCGCCTCGCTCGGGTATCCCTCCGCGTCTGTGCCGTGTGTGACGGCCTCGAGCGTCACAATGTCCCGCCAATACATGAGCTATACCTCCTCGCCCTTGATGTACTTTTCCGAGAGCGTGAGGCCGTTTCTCTGCTCTTTGTACGAGGCGCGGTACTTCTCCGAGTCCTCGTTATCGAGCCCAAACTCGGCCTTGACGTATGTCCCGACCGCCCGCAAGATAAGCGCGTCGGTCTCGTCCTCCGCCTTGGCCTCAATAACGCCGCCGAGCACAAGGTCGGCTCTGGCGGCGTTAATGAGGTCTTTAATCTCTGCGTCGTGGGCTGTCGTGGTAAGTCTCATGTACTGCCGGATGCTCGTTAGGTACGAGTCTCCGATAGCCATTTAGAGACCTCCTTACGCGGTAGCTTTCGCAAGATGCACGAAAGCGCCGAGCCCGGCGGCGGGCTTGCTGTCAAAGACGCAAGAGCCGAGGAAGTCAATGCTGTTCGTGGCGAGGCCGGAGTGTTCGCTCTTGACGACCGTAATGTCCTGAGAATAGTTGCCGATGATGTACGAGAAGTCGCCGAGGTACGCCTCGTTTGCCGGGACGGAGCCCGTAAAGTAGACCTCCGCGCCCATGATGTAATACTTGCCGTTGGCAAACTCGATAAGATTGTTTTTGCTCTTATCCATCAGGGGGAAGAAGTCGGAGAAGAAAGTCGCCTTTCTCATAGTCCATACCGCGTTGCGCTCGTAGCCGTTGCCGAGCATACCGTACAGGGCGACGACGTTCGCCTCGGTGAGAGAGCCGCTCTTTGTGACCGTGATTTGGTCGGTTCCGTCGGTGTACGCGCCGGACGCACCCTTGCCCGCGATTTTCACGCCGCCGGGCTCGGAGCTACCCGTACCCGCAAAGATGTAATACTCGATTTTGCGGGCGAGGTTCTCGGCGACTACCTCGACGATGTAGCTCTCAAAGGCGGACAGCGCCATAGCGGAGCACGCGCGGGAGGCTTTTACCAGCTTCACGACCTCGTAACCCGTCAGAGAGACGGACTTGAGAGCGTCGCTCGCGGCGGTAATAGCCGCGTTCTCTGCGTGGATAGCCGCGTCCTCGTTCACGTCCTCGACGGCAAACTTGAAGTTGCCGGGAACGTGGAAAATCTTGCACCGCTGGATAATGGGCGCGACCTCGTACATTTTCTTGATGATTTGATTTGCGGTCGTTTCCGGGATGATGGGGAGGGCGGAGTTTGCGGCGGTCGTGTACGCGCGCTTTTCCGCCTCGTCCAGCGCCTTGCCCTGTAAGGTCTTGAGCCATGCGGAGCGGTACAACTTCTCTCCGTCCGGCTCCTCTGCGGAACGCTGGACGGGATTTGTCACGCTCATGGGAGGCGTGCTCTGATTGCCGGAGTTTAACATACGCTCGATGCTCTGCCGCCGCTCGAGCCCCTCGTCCTCCTCGTTGAGCTCGCGGAGCTCTTTCTCGAGGGCCTCCATATCGGCGTTGTCGTCGTCGGTAATCAGCTTGCGAATTTCCGCCTTGCGGTCGGCGATTTCCTTACGTCTTTTCTCGATATTCATAGTTTTACCTCCAAAAAGTTGTTGTTTTAGTATGTCAAAGCTAAAAGTTTCTTTCGCCTCCGGGCTTGCTCCAAAGCCGCAAGCTCTTTCGCGTGCTCCTCCACGAAAAAGCTCCGAGCCGAAATAGACGTATCGTTATACGCGGGAATGTCCACCGCCGAAACGTCATATAGCTTTTTGACCTTTGTAATCGTCCGGGTATGCGTTACGCTGTCGTACTTCGACTCGCGTACAGAGAACGAAAAGGACATTTTATCGACGTACCCGCCGCCGATTTCCTCGTATAGCTCGCGCCCGGCGGTCGTGCCGGACAAGTCCGCCGTAATATCTACGCCCCGGTCGTTAATGTCGAGCGCGAGCGTCTTATTGCGGAGCCGCGCGACTACTTTTCCACCGTGGTTATAGTTCATAATCACGTCGGATA